ATTTTGTCTACGAGCGGTTTCCTTTTCGGACCCGTTCCCGGTCTGGGACCGCCCCTGTTGGTACCGTCTTTTGCCACATTCTCACCTCCGATCTGCATTCACCGGGTTAATACCCCGTTTGAATACGAAAATTCGCGCACGAAGCCCCAGGCCGCTGTCCGCTATAGGACCCGTAGAGATTCAGACCGCCCTACCGGTCAGTGCCGGTCGCCCATCTCAATATGAATCTTGGTGTGGCAGGACTGACAAAGACTCATCAGATTGCTTTCCCTATGGTCGCCGCCTTTTGAGATGGGAACGATGTGATGCACTTCCTCGACGGGAGTGTATCTGCCTTCCTTGAGACAGCGTTCGCACAGCGGGTGAGAGGCAGCGTAACGGTCACGGATTCTTTTCCAGCACCTGCCGTATTTTTTATTGCTGTCGGGAGACCGCTCGTAACGGTTGTAATTCTCCCGCACGGCTTTCCTGTGTTCCTCACAATAAGGACCGTCAGAGAGTCGACCGCATCCGGGATAACGGCATGGTCGTTTCGGTTTTCTCGGCATGAAGTCACCTCGCTTTCCGGGCATGACAAAAGCCCCACGGGACTGTTCCCATGAGGCTTTTTGATTCTGCTCTGCTGATTATATACTACCATAAATACATGGTGGGCATTGCTGTGCAAAACCAGGTATTTTCGGCGCGGTCATATGATGATGCAGTCCTCCGGCACGGTGATATGCTGCAAGGCTCTGCCATGCCAGCGACGTATGGTGCTTTCATCCGCAAAGAGCGTGTCGCCAATCTGTTCCCATGTCCAGTTGTGGATGTAGCGGTAGCGGAGTACCATCTGCTCATCGGGATTTTCCACCTTGTCGATGACGGTGCGAATCTGTTCTTTTAAAGCGACCAGCTTATCGATCTCGGCGTTTATTTTCTGTTCCAGTTCCCATACACGCTCAAAACATCTGACGAAGGGAGCCTCCGTTGAGCGGTTGGGATTGTAATGCTCCTCGAAGCCGGGTGAACCGACACTTGATGCCATTTCCCGAAGGCGCGCAGCCTCCGCAATGTCGCTGTTTATTTTCTGGTCAAGCCTGTAGGACTGTTTCAAATATTCTTTTGGTGTCATAATTTCAGACCTCCTCTTTGAGTTTCCTTATGAGCATCTCGCCGTCTACTTCCGTGAGGCACTTGTACCAATCGGAGCGGAAGAACCGCTCAATGGAGGCAGCCTCTGCCTGTGCGAGATGGTTACGTGGGTTTCTTTTCAATTTTCGTGCGGCGGCTCGGTAGTCCTTTGCCGCCTGGATGATGATGGCGTTTGCCAGTTTTTCATATGGGTCCATCGCCACCTCCGTTCCCGTGACCTGTGACCTCACGGCAGTCTGTTGTGAAATATCTGATTTTTAAGCCCTTTTTGACGGCACGTTCGTATTCGGCTTTCATGCCTGCGGAATATTCCGAACCGAAAATCCAAACCTCGGTGCATTTGTCCATGAACACATTTCCAAAGGAAAGCCCAAGGGAGCGTTCTACTGGATTCTCGTCATTTAAGAACTGCGAAAAGAACAGGTGCGCCGCAAAGGGCAGGTATCCTTTATCTACCGCATATCTGCAATATTTCTGTGCCGCGAGAATGTTACGAACGGTATCCCCGGCATAAGGGCTGCAGATATAAACGATGGTGCGGCTTTCGGAAGACTTCTTTCTTGCCTGTGCGTTAACCTTGCGGATAGCTTTCCTGCGGTCGCTTTTTTCTTTTCTGTTGCACTTTGCGATAACGGCTCCTGCGGTCGGATCGTAGTAGCCTTCCGAGTTTCTGTATATGTTATTTGCCATCACGGTTCACCTCCAGTTCGGTAATCTCGATGTATATGCCTGTCGGTTCGTCCGACCAGCGTTTTTCTACGGTCTCCCTCACGACCTGGGCATCGTCTTTCCAGAATCCACATTTTGTCATGCAGTCCTTCAGGAGTTTCTGCAGGTTGTCGGTATCAGGCTTGGTTATCCGAAAGTCGCCATTCTTATGGGACTTGCCCTTCGGAAAGAGCCACAGCGTCGCAAGGGCAACGGCTCCTTCTATGGGTTTGTCCGGCCTGTGAAGGATGAGGTGACCTGTCAGCAGTTTCTTTGCCTCCTTCACGGGAGCGGGATCGTAAAATATAGGTTTGCCGTGAACGATACGTACCTGCTTTTCCTGTGCGGTAGCGGTCGGCGGCTTCATTGCTATAAAAAAGTTCATTTTCTAAACCTCCGTGTATTCTGCGTTATTCCATTCTGTTCAGTTACCGTTGCGCTCCGCAGAAGTGGAAGGGCAGGCTATGCAGCCCTTTCCACTTTGGGAGTGTAACGACCGTTCTTCTGTCTATGTCTTTATATAGACAGCGTAGAAGAAGAAAATCCGATCAGCCGTTTTCAGGGTTCGTTTTCGTGATGACGCCTTTGTCGAGAGTGAACTCGTCGCCCATTTTCTTGAGCCTTGCGTACACGGTCTTATCAATGACGCCCATGTACTCCGCCATGTCCTTCACGGTGACCTTGCCGTCCATGTCGAGAGCGGAGAAAGCGGTGCGGAACTCATCGGCGGCGTCATCCGGCGTCTTGCTCTTCGGATTGTTGAGCCGTCCTGCCTGCGGAGTGCCCTGTGCAGGCATCGCGCCGAGCGTCCCTTTGTCATCGACCTTATGGATCGGGTACTCGAACCAGAAGTTGACGGGCGTGATGTTCGGGAACTCACGCAGCGAGGATTCGAGCCGCCATGCGGTTTCATTGCCGTCACGGACGTTGTTTGCGATATCCTCGGAAAGCTCAAGCTGAATCATGTCAAGCTGGGCATCAGGATCACGGGCGAACACGCCGGAGCCCGACGCTCTGTCCATCGCTTTTTTCATGCCCTGCGCACCCTTGCTGTGATGATGGCAGTAGATGGTGCTGCACCCGGTCTCCGTGCAAATCTTGTCGAACTGGTTACAGAACGCGCCCATTTCGGAGGCGTTGTTCTCATCGCCCGTGATAACTTTGTAAATGGGATCGATGACGATAGCGTCAAAGTGCTGATCCCGTACACGGCGGATGAGTTTCGGAACAAGCTGGTCGAGCGGTACGGCGTGACCCCTGAGGTTCCACACCACGATGCTGTCCGCATTTTTGATGGGCAGACCGAGTGCCTCGTAGATTTTGAGAAATCGGTTGATCGCGCTTGCCGGATCAATCTCAAGGTTCACATAGAGGACTCTGCCTTTCTTGCAGGGAAAGCCGAGCCAGGGCTTGCCTTCCGCGATAGCGATGCACAGTTCCATGAGAAGAAAAGACTTCCCGGCTTTGGACGAGCCGGATATCAGCATCTTGTGTCCTCTGCGGAGAATCCCTGTGATAAGTTCCTCCGGCAGTTCCGGCGGATTGTCCTTGAAAGTGTCGAGGGATACCATGTCGGGCAGTTCGTCCGAGATGCCCTCCACGAAATCCATCCAGTCCACCCATGACTTCCTGCCGATATTGGTCGCAACAAGGTACTGGCGGTTGCCGTTCCTGGTGACTCCCGGCATACGGGAGAGGCGGGACGGATTGCGGTTCTGTTTGTCGATGGACACTCCGTTTTTCTCCAGGAAGTCGTAGAGGAACTCCACGCGCTTTCTGTACTCGTCGTAATTCTCCGCATCCACGCGGACGATGGCATGGAGGCTTTTGCCTCCGCTGTGAACGAGCGCCGCGATAGGCAGTTCCAGCTTGCGGAAGACGATATCCTGTTCCGCAACGGGTAGCGTGTCCGACTCCACCAGGGCAAAGCGGAACTTCGTGATGTTCTCGTTCTTTACGCCGTCCCCATCGAGGGGATTGAAGCGAATCCATGCGCCGACCTGCGGTTTCCAGTCGCCGATGGTCGCGCCGAGGTCGTCGGGATGCTTTTTGAGCGATGCGATGAGTTCCCCGGCGGTGCGATCGTACACGCCCTTGCTCGGCAGCCACTTGCCTTCGGCGTCCTGCCACACATCATTCGTGACATAGCCCACGCGGTCGTCTGCGTCAAAGAGCAGTTCGAGGTAGGTGATGAGGTCTGCGGAAGGGCTCCACGAGTCGGGAGCCGTGAATCCGTTGAAACCGTCCTCGCCGTCATACTCGATGGCGTCATCCCAATTGAGGCATCCGTCTTCGCCGCTGAAGGGAGTCCAGCCGCGTTCCTTCGCCATCTGGACGATAGTGCCGCCCTTGACGGGAGTGCCGGAGCCGTGAAAGCTGTTCCACTTGCGTTCGCACTCGCCGGGATGATAGCGTTTGTCGTTCCGGGACCAGTCGTCCCATATGGAGCAGGGGTAGCCCTCCTCCTTTAACGCCATGCCGACCGCAATCCAGTCGGCACGGCTCAAGGTCGCCACATCAATGGCTTTCAAAGCCGAAAGTATATTGTTATCCATAAAACAGTTACCTCCTAAGGTCTGTAGAGCGCGGGAGTGATCCCGTAAGGGACACGCCAGCTATTGTCAGCAAGCATCGAGATGAGGGAACTGGCGTCCTCGAACGCCCAGGTGCCGACCTGCCTGAAACCGTAGCGTTCCAGACAGCGTATCTGTTTCGGCGTTGCAAGCCCCATCTGCTGACGGCGCTGCAGGCGGTCGATGAGAAGGGACGCAAGCCCGGCGTTCCTGACGCTGTCGGCGAAGATGCCCCTGCGTTCCAGGAAAGCGACCTGCTTTTCGGACGGCGGAGCCATTTCCCATGCGAAGGTCGGCACATAATTCGTCAAATCCTCCGCCGCAATCGAAAGCGCATACTGAAGCGGATCGACCAGCTTGCGCTTTTTCCCGCGCATTTCTTCGAGCTGCTTTGCAAGAGCCGCCTCGCGCTCGGCAAGGACATCACGCTCCGCCTGTTCTTCGGCTTCGATAAGGTCGATGCCCTCATCGTCCGACTTCATCTGCTCATCAATCATCTTTGCAATCTTCTCGTCCTTGCTGATGAGAGCGGACGGTCTGCAAAGGTCGTGCCTTGCCGTCATCCAAAGGAAGTCAAGGAGCAGCAGATGGTCTTTCCCAGGAGCAAGCCTCATGCCGCGTCCGACCATCTGCTGATAAAGGGAGCGGATTTTGGTAGGACGCAGGATCACGATGCAGTCCACGGACGGGCAGTCCCAGCCTTCGGTGAGCAGCATGGAATTGCAAAGCACGTCATATCTGCCCGCCTCGAAATCGGCAAGCACCTCCGAGCGGTCATCGCTATTGCCGTTTACCTCTGCGGCGCGGAGTCCCACATTGTTCAGCATGGCGCAGAACTTCTGTGAGGTAGCGATGAGCGGCAGGAATACAACGGCCTTTCTGCCCTGGCAGTAGTTCGCCATCTCGACCGCGATCTGCTGAAGGTACGGTTCCAATGCGTGTCCGATCTCGCCTGCGGAGAAGTCGCCGCTTGAGATGCCGACATCCGCGATATCCAGTTCGAGCGGAATCATCTGCGCCTTGATCGGGCAAAGGTATCCCTCGCGGATAGCCTCGGTCATGCTGTACTCGTAAGCCTTGGAATCGAAGAACTCTCCGAGGTTTTTCATGTCACCTCTGTCGGGCGTCGCTGTCACGCCGAGGATATTGGCGGTCGGGAAATGATCGAGGATGCGCCTGTAGCTGTCGGAAAGGCAGTGATGCGCCTCGTCCACGATGATGTCCTGGAAGTAATCGTTCGGGAACCGGGCGAGTCTCTTTTCCTGCGCAAGCGACTGCACAGAGCCGACCGTCACCGGGAGAAAGCTGTCAAGGCAGGAGGACTCCGCTTTTTCGAGGACAGAGTCAAGCCCGGACGCTTCCTTCAGCTTGTCCGCCGCCTGGTCGAGCAGCTCCCCGCGATGCGCCATGATAAGCACACGGTGTCCCTTGTTTACCTGGTTTTCTGTGACCGAAGAGAACACGACGGTCTTTCCGCATCCCGTCGGGAGGACGAGGAGTGTCTTGCGGTACCCCTCGTCCCACGCGGAAAGGATCGCCTGTTTCGCCTCGGCCTGATAAGGTCGAAGTTCAAACATACGGCACCTCCTTAATTGAACGGCAGGTCTTCATCCCCGGTGATCTCCATCCAGTCGTCCTCTGCGGGGAAGAATTTCTCGTCATAGTCATAGAAGCGGTCGACATCGTTCGCCTGACGCTCGTTGCCGTCACGGTCGGTATAGGTGCGAGGTTTGAAGTGTGCGCGTCCGCGGCTGCCCACGACCTTGTTCCAGTCCATGACGAGCCTCTCGCCATGCTTCTTCTGACCGATGCAGCGGAAGAAAGCGGAAATGCGGAACTCCACGACACGGTTCAGAATGAGGTCGGTACGGACGCTTGCGATGCCGTCATCGGTTTTGACCTGCAGGGTAAGAGTCGCCTTGTTGCAAGCCAACATCTTGGCGGAGCCGGGAAAGCGCCCGCGCTCGAAGTCGGTAACGGTGAAGTTGTAGTCACCTTCCGGCAGGATGATGAACTCCTGACCATCGTTCTCGATGGCGTCATCCCAATCCATGCCGGCGTTGTTGTTGATGTAATCAGCCATGATAAAAATCCTCCTTTGTTAGTCCAGGACCGTGCGGTCCGCGTTGATAAGGTTCAGAATCTGCGACCAGTATTTGATGAGCCAGCCGGAGATGAATTTCTCGGAATAGCTGTCGATGGGAGCGTCGGCGGCATAGTGTCCCTTGTCCGCCACGACCTTCTGAAGCTCCGCATCCGTCACATTCGACTCCGCCATGAGGGAGCGAAGGCGGTCGATGGGCTTGACCGCATCGGCGGCAGGCCCGGCACCCGTCTTGAAGAGGTGTGCGATGTTTTTGAAGTCCAAGTCCATCTCTTCCGGCAGGTTGTGGCGGTTCTTGGCGTCCCAGCACGGATGGTGCGAGGTATAGATGACGCGCTTGCCGCCCTGGGCTTTCTTGGCGTTCGTCTCAGTCGTGACCACATAGGTCTTGTAATTAAGGAACAGGAGCATATCGCACCATTCCTTCAAAAGCGGCGCGACCTGCTTGGACAGCTTCATTTCCCACCTGTCGTAGGCTCCCTGTTCGTCGGGCTGCTCGAACTTGCGCATCTTGGCGTGCGCCGTGATGACCACGTTCTTGCCGGACGCGATGACGGCATCGAGAGCGGCAAACAGCCTGCCGAACTCCTCGCCGAGAATCGTGTAGCCCTTGCCGTAGCCGAAACTCTCGATGGAGTTCTGCTTGTATTTCTGGCAGACATAGGCGACGCAGAGCGCCTCCGCCCAATCCGCCGTATCCAGCACGAGTGTCTTGCAGACATTCGGATCGGCGGCGACCTCGTTCACGATGGTGAGCAGTTCCTCCCAGGACTGCGGCCTGTCGATACGGCGCACGTCCATGTGAGCCGTGCCGCCTTCGGTATCAATGAAGAGCGGTTCCGGGAACGCAGAGGCAAAGGTT